AGGACCGCCCACCAGCACCACGTGAAGGCTGGAAAACTCGATTAACAGTGCCGCAATAATGTTGTCCACGAACGGCCACGTCTTATGCACAGACGAACCGGCCAAAGACCAAACCAACACGCAATTGCCCATGCGTTGTTTGAGGCTTTTGGCCCATAAAACCTCGTCAGGCGTTGCATAAAAATGCACCTGCGGGTTGTGCAAAATACCCGCAGCGTCGTGTTGCAGCTCAAGATAGTTAACGTTGGTCAGTTTGTGCCGCAGCTTGGGAGGTGTGCCGTGCAGAAAGCGCCCAGGCAGCGCCAGAAGCGTTCCTTCAGCCGATTCCGACAAGTTGACCCACTTGTCGTACTTCTTGGCGTGGTAGTCCCAAAACACGCCTAAAGCCTGATTAGGCACTTGGTCTTTGTCTTGAAAGTAGAACTCGTCGATGTTGGGGTCGTGCAGGATCACGTCCGAGCCCGGAGGCGAGCAGAACACCGTGACGTGGTAGCCCTGATCCTTTAGGCCCTTGAACACCGAGCTGGCCTGTAGCACGTCTCCATACGCGCCATAGCGCACCACGGCTGCCGTCTTGGCAGGCTTGGGGTTGGTGCAGCTGTAAGCGTGGCCTTTGGCCTTCTTCTGGAACACCATGAACAGGCTGTATTCCGTGCCACCGTCGCGGCGTTGCCAGTCGACCAGATCCCAGTTACCGGCCTTCTCCATCAGCTCAACCATCAGCGCATAACTGACGTTCCACTTGTGGTCAGGGTTGGCTTCCGGCTCTCCCACCTTGGGATAGAGCGTCTCGTCGGGCAAATACAAGACCAGATAACCGTTGTTCTTGATGACGCGCAGCCATTCCTTGAGGCACTTGACCACCTTGTCAAAAGCGATGTGCTCAAGAACGTGCGAGGAATACACAAAATCCATCGACTCTGTGCCGAACAGCTTTAAGTCTGCGGCATCGTCAATCCAGACATCGGGCTTGAACTGGTGGCCGAACAGTTGAATATCCATGCCGTTGTCGACGCCAATCATGTGCGGAAAGGCTTTGTTTGCACCGCAGCCGACATCAAGGCCTTTGCCCCGAGTCCATTTGACTATTTCCCAACGAATCTTGCCCGATTCATTGCCCTGCGGGTCTGTTTGATTCCAACTCATTGTGTGTCCTCCAAATAAAAAAAAGGCCGCAGCGGCAAACCTACCGACTGCGGCCTACAGGATACCAAATGCCGTTAGGCGCTCTTGCGCTGCTCGGCTTTGGGCGCATAGCCCACAGGCTTGCGATCGGCCCGGTACATCCGGCCATCCTGCTCGTACCGCGCATCTTGCATGCCGTCCGAGTAAATCAGCCCGTAGGGGCGGGACAAGTTGCACAGTTTCGTGCCATCCGGCAGAAACTCATCCTTCTCAATCTTGCTCATGCTTCCTCCTCCGAAGTTGCGTTAATCCCAAAGCACGTTCCACAAACCCGGTGTGCCAGTGGTCACAACCACCAACAAACCATTGTACCTGACGCCCGTGCCACCGGAACCTGGGTTGCCCTGAAAACCAGTGCTGGCAGCTGTCTGCGTGGCAATCATGGAGTTGGTGTAGGTGGTTGTAACTGTGCCTGACTTTACGGCGTAAATGTCATAGGCCGTGATGGTCCAAGTCGTGCCGGTGCTTATTGCGTTAAAGCCATACAACACGCCGCCATTAGAATTGGTGTCAACCGTGGTTGTGCCGGCGGTATCAATCGGCGTGTAGTTTGCGCAACCAGGGGAATAAACCAATCCGCTCGTCGGGTCAATATTGCAAACGCCCAGCGGCGAAGCATTACCAGGCCAAGCGATCGGGAGTGACGGCAGTGGATTGGCCATTACATACGATCCAAATAGTTGTTGCGCTCGACAAAGCCGCCCACGTCATCGTAGAAAGCGTCGTTGTGCTCGCGGGTGTACGCATCGTCGGTCTGCAACAGCTCTTTCTTGTCAAAGCCCTTGCGAAGCGAATAGGCGTTTACTTCCATGTTGGTCAGGTCTCCCTGCGCCAACGCATCGCCCATGTTGCCAACCGTGTTGATGCCCATCTGACGCTGATCGGTGAGCTCCTGATCCTCGATGTCCATGCCCGGAGGCAGGGAATTGAGCATCACAGCGTTCATCGACCAGCGTGAATTGCCATCGCCTCCCGGAGCGCCTTCACGCCCCGGCAAGTCCTTCTTGGCCCTCATCGACTGATCGTCAGTCCAACCTTGGATGTCCTCCTCACCCATGCTGTTGTAATCAGCATAGGTGACTTGGAACTTTTCCTGAATGACCTTGGCCACGGGTCACCCCCAATTAGATATTGGTCTTTTCGTTCTTGTTGGTCATGGCCGGACGGCCCATGTCCAAAGAGCGAGGCATCTGGCTGCCCAGCTGGCGCTGCGTCCAGCCGTCGCCGGGGAAGCTCACGCCACCCTCGTAGACAACCATCTGCATCTCGCGCTGGTCGGTCAGCTCTTGGTCCTCGATGTCCATGCCGGGCGGCAACGAGTTGTAGAAAGCGTTAACACCAAATTCCAGCCCCTTTTTGACGAGGTAGCCGTTGTCCTTAATGCCCACCATCTCGTTGCCAGCCATCATGGCCGACTCAGGCAGAACGTTCACGTCAGCAACGTCCTCGCCCTTCATCTCGTGGCGCTTAGAGCCACGAGCGTTGGCCGAACGGACGACATCTTCCTTGGAAGGAGCCATGCCGCCGTACATTTGAGTGCCGATCTGGTCAGGAGTGATTTGCGGGGTCTCGTACTGAGACCGGCCCTGTTGAGTGATCTTAGGCATTGTCGTACCCCTTACGCCGTGACCGCAGCGTTGGGCTGGATCAGTGCGTCGATTGCGATGAGAGCCACATGAGACGCATCCGTGCCGTTGACCACGTAGAACTGGTCGCCAGCATTGAGCAGAATGCCACCGACTCCGGCCGTGCCGGTGCTGGTGTTCAGCGCATAGTTGAACGCCGCACCAATGAGCCCAGTCGCGGTTCCGTTCGTGTAGAACTGGTCTGCGTAGAACGGACCAATCGTGGTTGTGGAAAGCGACGGAGCAGCACCAAAGGTTGCGGTATTGGTAATGCGGATCAAGCTCAACTGGCTTGAGTTGACGTGCACCAGCGCACTGGTTGCAGTACCAAACACCTTACCGATCGTCGTGTCCGTCGAGATCGCGTAAGAGTTGTAATACAGCGTATTGGTCGCGGTGTAGGTGCTAGTGCCGGCTGTAGTCGTAAACCCGGTTAGCGATTGCAAAATCAGGTTGGTGTGAGCCACAAACTTGGCAGACACACCGCCAGAGCCCGCCGTCATGATCGTGCTGTAGACTTCACGGCCCAAATAGGCCGGGTTGTCATAAGACATCGACTTCAAAGCATTCAAGTTCGACATGATTCTTTCTCCGATTTGAAGCGATGTTTAGGCCAACGAATCCCACTTCACAATGCGGGTGTTAATCGCACTGGTGTGGACGATGCCAAAACCGCCAAGGTAATACCAGGCGATGCCCTTGCTGCGACCGAAGTCGGTCGGGATCTTGCCGCGCATTTCTTCCGGAACCGCGATGGCCTCAGCAACCGTGTCGTTGCCGAAGAAGAAGATCCAGTCGCTGACGCCGTTGGTCCACGCGCTCGTGGTCGAGCCGTCCGTACCAGTGCCCTTGGCAATGTTGGTCTGCTCGATGAAACGGGTGTTTTCGTAACGGCCAATCTCACCATTCATGATGAGGTTAAAGCCAGTGTCCGAGTACTGGTGGATGGTTTCAAGGTTGTTCTTGAACGTGCGCAGCGTGGTCGGCCAAGCGATCGCGTAGTAATCGTCCGCGATGTAAGCCGGGATGTTGCGCTCCTTCATCGCGTCCACAATCGCCTTGGCGTGGGCGTTGTTGAAAGCAATGGAGTTTGTGCCGGTCACCGTGCCGTTGCTGTACAAGGTCACAGCAGTTGAGCTTGTGCCGCCAGTCGGGATGGCGCGAAGCAGCGTCTGGTTAAACTGGGTCCAAGCAGCGCGGTCAAGGTACTTGACGCAATCGTTCTTGAGGACCTTCTTGATCACGTCCTCGACGGGGAACTTGGACAGGTTGTCCAATTTGCCCGAGTAAGGCACGGAATTACCGGCCTCGGTCACGGTCAACGTGCCCTGGACGATCGTGAAGTTGGTCTCAGGCATCGTGTTGGTTTCAACCAGCACCGCACCGGCAGCGGCCACGTCCGAGAAGACGTCCCAAGTGAAGGTATCGCCCTTCTTCTTGCCCTGCTGCGAAATGTCATGCACGTCAGCGAACTGACGGAACTTAACGAGAGGCTGCACGTTGGCGCGCAGCACGTTGCTCAGCTGGCGGCTGTACAGATAGCCACCGAGCGAGTTAACGGCCCAGACTTGACCTGCCATGATTGTGACTCCTAATTGCGTTTAAAATGCGAAACCGGTCTGGCTTGACCCCGAGCCGCTGCCATTTTGGCAATTGCAGACTCGTACGTGTCATCGCCATCGTCATCATCCGGAGACTCATACGGCCTACCAGAGGCCTGCGTGATGCTCCGAATCGATGCCTTACGAGCTGCTTTGTCCTCGCTGGCCTTGACCGCAACCGGTTTGGTCGCCGTCACACCGCGAAGGCTCCGGGCTTTCTCGCCCACCGCTTTGAGGCGGTTGGCCGGACTCATGGCCGGTTCTGCCTGCGCCAATTTGGCGTCGTAGAACCGCATGAAGTCCTGAAGCTCCGGGTCTGACCATTCCTGCGCATATTCACGCTGAAACGATTCGACAGCCGCTTCCCAAGACATCTGACTTTTGACCTGCTCCGTCACGGCTCGAACGACGTCCGGAGTCACCTCGGATGGTCGCTTCACTTGAAGCCGCGCAAGCGCATCAATCGCCGCTTGTTCGCCCATAATCGCGTTGGCGTACAGTTCACGCACCTGATCCAAATCAGGCTCAGACCCTTCGTCCTTGGTGGATAGAGGGGCCTCAATTGACCTTGTAGCAGCTTCCTTGGCAGTGCGCAAGTATTCGTCAGCCGCACTGACTTTGCTGGCGCTGGCCCGCAGCTGCTCTAGCGTCAGCCACTTCTCTTGGCCATTCACCACCAGTCGGTAGTGCGTTACGCCATTGGTGACGCGCACATCGTCTGCGCCAGCATCACGGGCCTCGTCGGATTCGCGGTCGGCCTGCTCAGCTGCGGCAACCGCCTGCTCGTTCTCGTCGGCGTGATTGTGCGGAGGACGTGCCCTGGCTTGTTCATCCCACGCGTCGTCGTCCAAATCTTCCATGCCGTCTTGG